CTAACTTTAATAAAATATAAAATACTAATAATTACAATAAATATTAGAATAATTAATCCAATATAATGCATATTATTATTAATATTTTCAATAGAACATTTTTGAATCATATTATTTATTCTAATCTAATATAATTATTTATAATAATTTAATTTATTTGATAATTATTTAGGATATTGGAAATATACATAATTATCTAATTATTTTTTTATTAGAGTTTATAATTATTTTCTTCTTTATTTATAGAAGAGTAAATGAGTAGTTATAAAAAAGTGAGAACTATTTTTATAAATGATAAAAAGAAAGTTATATACATGAAACCAAAAGGAACAAGAGAATATATTAAAAGCAAAGGTGAAATGGTATTATTGACATCTTATCTTAAAAAAATTCAAAAAGTAGCAGCAAAAAAAGCAATGGCTTCTAAATTAGCAAAAAAATCTCCTAATTTAATGATGAAAACAAAATATGTTAGAAAAGGTGGATTTTTCTTTCAAGAAGAAGGCGGCGATAATGCGTATAATTCGATGATCCCAAAAATGACTACAACCCCCCTCCAACAAATAGAAATACCCAATGCGCCCCCCGAGGGTCAAGAGAATTTCGGCTTAACCCCTGGCAGCAAAATGGATGAATATAAAAGAAACGAAATAGATGGAGGTAAAATGAGAAACGAAATGGGTGGAGGTAAAATGAGAAAAGAAATGGATGGAGGTAAAATGAGAAAAGCAAAAGCAAATAAAAATAAAAAAGGTGCTAATCCTTTCAAAAATATTATGGACAGCTTAGCATTAGTAAGAAAAGTAAGAAAAGTAAGAAAAGTAAGAAAAGGTAAAAAAAGAGGCGGCGGCGATACAGAAGACGATTTAAATAATGATTATTAGATAATTATCTTTATTTTTATTATATATTATATAATTACATAATATATAAACAAATAAATAAATTATATATATGAGTTTTAATAATCAATTATTAGAAAAATATAATGTTAAATTATTTAGTATAGAATATACTACATATGATATAATAAATGACTTTTTACTACCTTTGGACATTTAAAATGCCGAATTAACAGCGATCATAATACACCAATAATACAACAATTTGATGAACGTAATGAAAAAGTATTATATAAAAGTAAAATTTTTAGTCCCACATGCGATAGTATGGATTTAATAGCGAATGAGATAATGCTTCCTGAATTAGTAGTTGGTGAATGGGTATATGTAGAAAATTTTGGTGCGTATACTACATCGGCGAGTTCTTCTTTTAATGGATTTATTACAACAGATTATAAATATATATTAAGAAATTGATATATATATTAAGAAATTAAATTAATATATATATATAGAAAATAGGATGTTTCAAGGAACTATTGACAATATTACATTATTTTCACGATTTAAAGATGCAGATTTTATAAGTTATTCTGTTAAAATTAAAACTTTTTTGACATGTATATCAAGTATAATATATTCTTCTCAAGATACAATATTTAATAAATTTAATATGGTAGATATTAATGAATATTTTAGCAAAGAAGAAAAAATTGAATTTTTGTCAGATTTAATAAATGCGGAATATAGATGTGGATATACGGGAGATGTATTAAGTGATACAAATATCAAAAATTATAGAGATAATATTATAAAATCTGATAATATAGAAAATAAACTTAAGTTTGCCGATGAATTATTGCCTATATTAAAAATGAAGATTAATTTAAATAAAACATCAATGTTTGTTATAGATTTTTATTTAACTGAAAAAGGATCTGATGAAGAAATTAAGTTACCTTTTCATTATAGTATGCGTTTAGCACCAAATGGAACATATTTAGATACATCTCAAATTAAATGTAAACAATTTGGAGAATATGATATGTCTATAAGCAAAACAAATAATATAGGAAATTATTATGGAATACCACATATAACTTTTGAATGCAATGATGGAAAAAAAAAAGCTGCTTATATATATGAAAATGATATTATCATTGAGAATGGTTCAACAGATATATTAGAAGATGAAGCAGGTAATTATAGCAAAATTGATAAAACAGAAAGAAATAAATTGGCAAATATAACAAATATGAAAAGCAAACAAAACAAATCTTTGAAGACTTCTAATATAGGTGTAACAGATAAAATAGTGAATACAGATATATCTAAAGAAAACTCGGATATATCTGCATTAAATATAATGCCAACAGAAAAAAAAATTAATGATAATTTATCATCTCAACTGAAAGAAGAAGAAGATATTAATATATGCGATAACTTTAATATATCTTCTATAACAAAAAATAATCATATGTATTTAAATGTATCTAAAAATATAAATTCGATAGATTATTTTGATAATTTAATAAATTTATTAGAAAATAAAGCTCATATATCAAATATTACAAATTTAATATTAATAAAAAAAAATAATGATAACAAATATCACAAATCGTGTATACAACAAAATAATGGGGATAAAAAAATATTAGAAACATATATTCGAATGGCGATGTGTGCTGTTATTAAATTATTAAAAGCTTTTAAGATATATTATGATTCTAATATATTAAAAATTTTAATGAAACCTAATTCAAAAAAAAATATTATTAATTATATAAAAAATGTAGAAAAAAAAGAAAAAATAGATACAAATATTCATAATTTTAATAATATAGCAAGGCATTATGAATTATATTCATTAAATAATTTATTATGTTCTATAAATGCTGTGAAAGATTATAAGAAATTTATAATATTATCTATAAAAAATTATAATGATTATAATGCGATGTATAAATCTTACAAGAAAAAGGTATTTAAATTATTGGACAAAAAAAATATTAATAAAATTATTAATTCTTTATTGCTTTTTCAAAAAGATTATAATAATATTATAATAAAATATAATGAATATGTGATAAATACTATAAAATCTTACTTTTCATATACGCATATAATAGGTATTCGTGATAATCAAGATATATGGGAATATATTGTAAAACCATATGATTTTAATAAAATGATTAATGTAAAAAGGTTTAATTTTTCTGATAAAAGATTGGAAAACTATTATTTAGTATTACCATTAAATTTAAAAGATGATGATAATTTAGAAAAAAATATATTATCTAATATAAACGATAACAAAATAGAAACATATTTATTAAAATTATTTAATTCTACGAATTATAAAAATAGTATAAATTTTGATATGGTTTATTTTAATAATATAATATTTGATATATTTACAGATTATTTTGATAATATAATTGAGATTATAATAGATAAAACGGAAAATAAAATAGGCGACGATGAATATAATAGTAGAATAGATGAAATAAACTTTAAATATAATATATTAAAGGATATAATTTCGCAAAATAGCGATTTGATAAACATATATAATAAAAATAAGAAAGATATGGTAAATAAATATAAAAAAATATATAAAAATGATACTATTATATCTATTTTATTAAATATAGATATTTTCAAATATTTACCTGCAGAACCAAATACAATAACAAATATTAAATATTTGCGTGGTATTCGTACAAATAGTAAAATAAGTAATTTTCGGGGAGGAATGCCTCCAAAAAAATTACGGAAAGAACTTATAAAAACAGATTATAAAAATATTATCATTAAAAATCTTAAAATATTATCAGAGTATGAAAAATTGAATGGAGAACCTTTTAAAACACGTGCTTATAATAAAGTAATAGATTCTTTGGAATTGTCAAATCATCCAATAACAAATATAGAAGATATGCAGAATATAAATGGAATAGGTGATAAAATATCAACAAAAATCAAAGAATTAATTGAAACAGGAAAAATAAGTGAGGTTGAAATAGTTCTTAAAGATCCAAAATATTCATTACAAATGCAGTTGGGTAAATTATATGGCGTAGGTCCTGTTAAAATAAATGAACTTATGAATAATATAACTTCGTTTGAAGAATTATATGATAAAAAAGATGAATTGTTAAATGATAAGCAAAAAATAGGATTATTATATTATAATGACATGTCTCTTCGTATTCCAATTAGCGAAGGAAAAAAACATTATAAAATTATTGATAAGATTTTTAAAAAATCAAATGATAACATTGAATTTGAACTTGTTGGTAGTTATAGGAGACAAAATAAAGATATGGGAGATATAGATATTCTTATTAAGAATAGTAATGATTTAAATTTAAAAACACTTATTTCCAATTTGATATCAACAGGGTATATTATAGAAACTCTTGCGAATGGCAAAAGTAAATTTATGGGATTATGTAAATTATCTCCTAAATTACCAGCAAGAAGAATAGATATATTAATAGCGGAACCTTCATATTACTATTTTGCATTACTATATTTTACAGGTTCATATACATTTAATATATATATGAGAAAAATAGCTTTGGAAAAAGGGTATTCTTTATCAGAATACGGATTAAAAGATAAAACAAAAAAATATATTGATACAAGTGAATTAATTAAAACTGAAGAAGATATATTTAAATTCTTAGATATACCTTATGTACCACCAAATGAAAGAAATATAGTATAAATTATAGCAAAATATCGTATGATAATTTCCCTAAATATTCGTTATATACATCATAACCTCGTATATATGTAATATCTATATAGTTGCTATTTTTATCATTAATTTGAATATTGTTTGGTTCATTATTTAATGTTTCTGATATTAATAAAGGTGTTTCAGGTAGTCCTTGTATTTTATATAATGGACCTTTTTTAATATCAAGATTATTAAAATATATATTCTCAATATTTGAATTATAATTATCAATATCTATAATATTTGTTTGAACAGCTAATAAGTGTTCTTCTGATATATAAGGAACATAATTATCATCAGTATTACCATGTGTAAGAATACTATTTTGATTAAATATATCTTTTTTCTTTGGAATTTCTATTGAACATTTATTGCACTTATTTGTGTCACTATCTATATTTTCTTGTATGTTATTAATAGAAAGATCAATGTGCTCTTTTTTTAAATCTTCTTTAATAATTTCATTTTTTTTCTTTATTTCATAACTATATATTCTAAAATATAATATAAGAATTCCAATAGTTAATATAAAACCCGTAATATTATCTATTATTATTAATATTGCTATACAAAAAATAGCAATATATAATTGAATAATATCATTTTTAAATGTATTTTTAAATGGTAATTCTTTAATAATTATAATAGCAAATAAAATTATAATTGCTAATAATCTTAAAGAGTTAATAATCATATATTTATTCTTATTCTATTATAATTCATATAAAAAAATGATGTATATTATAATATGTATAATATCAATAAACTATATGTTATCATTAAATGGATATAGTATTTCTAAAACATCATTGGACGAAAAACAACTAGATAAAATTAAAAAAGAACTTACGATGAAACCTATCATAAATTTTGATATGAGTAGTAATAAAAAAAATACTGAAATTTCTTTTGAATTATATAGAGAAACAGATAATAGAATATATATACCAAGATACTATGGTTTAACAAAATTTGGCATTCCAAAAATTTGTAAATTGAAAGGAGGTGTAGATATTTCTGTAAATTTTATAGGTAAATTAAGAGAAACGCAAATAGAACCTGTTCAAAACTTTTTAGATGCTGCGTATAATCCTTTAAAAATGGGTGGTATTATATCTGTTCCTTGTGGATTTGGAAAAACTATAATGAGTTTATATATTGCATGTAAAATTAAAAAGAAAACTATGTTTGTTAGTCATAAAGACTTTTTAAATCAACAATTTATAGATACTATTAAACAATTTGCCCCTGATGCAAAAATAGGGATAATAAAACAGAACAAAGTAGATACTGAAAACAAAGATTTTATTATAGCTTCTCTACAATCTCTTGCTATGAGAGATTATAATAGTAATATCTTTGAAGATATTGGATTTGTAATTATTGACGAGGTTCATCATACGGGCGCGCAGGTTTTTTGCAGAGCATTTAAAAAATTGAATAATCCTATTATTCTCGGTTTATCTGCCACATTAAATCGTAAAGATGGAATGCGTAAGGTTTTTGAATATTATATAGGTAGTTCTGTATATACTATAAAAAATAAAGAATATACTGATGTAGATATAAATATACATAAATATTATGTTCCCAATATCGAATATTCTGTTGTAAAAAAAATGTGGAATGGAACAGAAAATATTGCGGCTATGATTAATAATATATGTTCATTTAATCCAAGAAACGAATATATTGTATCTATTCTTATTGATATATTAAAAAAAGAACCTGAAAGAAGAGTATTAATTTTAAGCGAAAGAAGAGGACAATTAAATTCGATTGAAAATTTAATTATTCAAAATAATATTGCAAATAAGGATTATGGTTATTATGTTGGAGGAATGAAACAAGAAGATTTAAATAAATCAGCGCAAAAACAAATTATCTTAGCAACATTTCAGTTAGCATCAGAAGGGTTCAATGTTCCAGCGCTAAATACATTAATATTTGCATCTCCTATTTCAGATATTCAACAATCAATAGGGCGAATTCTTCGCGAAAGACCAGAAGAAAGAATATACACACCTTTATGTATAGATATTGCTGATGAATTCTCTGTATTTAATAGAAAAAATAATACACGTTTAAAATTTTATAATAATAATAAATATAATATATCTTATTATCAAGATAATGAGAAAATAGAATATATTACAAACGATGATATTAATGGAGAATGTACAGATGATAAAAAAAATAAAAAACCTATGTTTATTAATGATGACGATTAAAATATTAATCTAATATAGTAATAAAGAAAATGAAAATAGATGCTTATAATTATGAAGAAATTATACTTGTAATTTTATCAGTATTATTAATATTAGCAATAGGATATTACATATTTTATTATTATAATTATATAAATTCGAAACCTATACTACTTCCTAATAAAATAGATGTATTAAAAAAAGATTATATACAGAGTATTAAGAAAACGCACGAAATAAAAGATATAGCACCTCCAAAACTTGTAAATTTATACAATGAAGATTACAAGGTGTTAAAAAATAAGAATGATATTGAATATACTAATAAAGATAATATATTGTTATTTAATAATAATTACAAAAGTAGCAACGAAAGTTTTGACATAGAACTTATGAGACCTTATAAAAAAAATGATATTGTTAATAAAGAGTTAAATGATGTATATAATTCAAAAATATCTGGAAATGCTAATAATGAAGGTTCTGATGAAATTTATGATTATTCATTAAAAAAACAAACAACAGATTTACCAATAGCAAATATACCTATATACGCGTTGATTGATAATAAATCTCTCAAATTATCAGAAAGATAATTACTTAAATAATACAATATAAGGATTAATATATACATAATAAATAATAATTATGTATAAAATATTTCGCTATGTAACTATGTTATCTTTAATATCATTTACATTAATTCCTATTTGTAAAGCTATGAATATTAATATTATACCAACAGATACAATAAATATGACAAGTGTGACCATAGATAATATTATAATAGCTAAATTTTCTACATACGCTCCATATAATATAACAAATATTGTAAACTTTTTAAATTATACTATCGGAACTTTCAAAATTACATTATTTGAAATAAAAAAAATTATGAGCAAGCCATTAACAATGGACGGCTATAATAATATGTATTTTCCTTTTGAAAAGAAAATACCATTATACTATAATTTATATAATATAAATTATGATAAAAATATATAATTTAATATTTTTTTATATATTATTTTTATGTTATTGTTGGTAACGTTTTTCTTTTTTGTAAGTAAACTCTCATTTTCTTGATTTATAATATTTAATTCTTTCTCTTTATTATTACTATTACTAATTGTATACCTATTACTAATTGTATACCTATTACTAATTGTATACCTATATTTATCTTGAATAAAATAAAAACCTATCATATTTTAATTATAATAATATAATTATTTTCGCTTGCTATTATATTTATTATACAAGATTTGCTTAATACAAAAGAACGTTCTTTTTTATAATTAGAAATATATTTTGTGAAATCTTTAATTGCTTTGCATGAACATTTAATTTTTAAATTTTTTAAGAACATTTCGCATATTGAAATATATCTTAGAGATAGTAACTCTTTTTTGCTAAATAAAGCTTTATATTGGTTTAAATTTTTATTATATTCTAATTTAGATGTCAAATTATTTATTATTAAATCATTAATAATATTTTGTGTATCAGAAATATATTCTTTCAAATCAAAGAAGGCTTCGATAATACTATTATCTTCTTGCTCATCGTTATTTTTTAATTTTATTAATGCTGGTTTTATAATATCTCTTATTTTTCCACGAACAGACCATTTAGGTGTACTATCATATAGAAAAGGTATTTTATTCGCTATAGCATAACTAATAATATATTTTTTTTCAATATTAAGAAAAGGGCGCCACATATTTATTCCATCTATTTCCTTTAATATTTCCATACCAGATAAATTGTTATAATTGCTTTTATTAGAAATATTTGTTAATATATTTTCAAAACAATCGTCTTTATTATGTCCTAATAAAATATATGTATTATCATTATTAATATTTAATTTATACATATCATATCTAATATTCTTAGTTATATCCTCGTATAAATTACGTAGTCCATTATGCATACAACTATTTCTACTAATTTCTTTAATTATTCTGAAATATAATTTAATACCTAATTTATTACAATAATAATTAACAAAATTTAATTCATCTGACGATGTTTTTCTATTATTATAATTAATATGAACAGCTGTAATATTTTTAATTTTTTTAGTATTATCTTTAATATATTTACAAACATATAGTGCTACTATACTATCAACACCTCCCGATAATGAAACAACGATAGATGAATTATCTTTTAATTTTTCTATTTGTTCCAACATATTAGTATAAATTAAATTATCATGAGTTGTTGATATGGCATTATTATTATAAATAGGATCTAATATGTTTTTATTTATATCTTTCCATTTAATAACATGAATTTTAATTTTCATAGATAAAATATTTATATCTTTGTAAATATTATTAAGTGTAGCGGAAATATATCTTTTACATTTAGCACGCTCAATATCATTTCTGGTATCATATAAAATTATATAATTATTTATAATTTCATATATTTTATCAATATCTTTTACATGTCTATAAGGTAAATATATAAAATTTAGTTCATCAATAGTAAATGTAGTATAATCATTATAATTTAATAATAAATTAGAAAATTTTATAGCTTTTTGCGAATATTTAAAAACATCTATATTATTATCATATACGCGTTTATAATGTCTTGTAATTTGGTCTAATAAAATTATGCATCCTATTATAATTTTATTATTATAAATATTATAAATATTGCTATATTCATTATATATATTAAACGTCGAATTAATATAGCCAAAATACTTATCACATAGATAAACATCTACTTTATTATTATTGGAAAACCACCAATCTTTATTATCAAACCATTCATAGTATAAGTTGATTAATTCTTGCATACATTATATTATAATGCTAATTATTTATATATTTACATAATTTACGATAGATTAAATATATTTGTATATAATAATTTTTACACTTTTTCATATTCATCACATATATCAATATCTGATATAGAATATTGTGTGCTAATATTTTTATTATATTTAATATATGGGTCGATAATAATATTATTATCTACATGTTTATTTTTATTATTAATATCATTTATAATATAATTATTTAATAATTTATTATATTTTTTTTGTAGTATTTTTATTTCATTATCTTTTTTTATTATTTCGTATTTAAGTTTTTTTATTTCAAAGTTGTCTTGATTTTCATTAATATATTTATTAATTATTCTTTTATCGTTTGAATATATATAAAATAAGTTATCAAACATATTGAATATATGCGTATATTTATTACTATAATTAAATATTTATATAATATATTATATAATCTTGCACATATGATATGTAACATACCAAATTAACTACATTATGATAAACTGATAGTAAAAACATAATATATTCTAATATAACTATCAATTTTGCGTTTCATTTATCATAATGTATAAGAATAAGATATCTTTTCTAAATCCTTTAATATATAATTAAAATTAATAATAAAATTATTAATATATGTATCTATATCAAATGATTTATAAATAATATTCTTCATTTTAGCATAATATACTATATTATATTATATTTTTTAAATACGCATCTCTAAATCACGACTATATCATTTTTATTAAGATAATATAACAAAAAATGATATATAAATATAATTAAATATATTAATAAAATGCAAGGTATAATTAGTTTTTCAAATAGAATTGCTTTAAATATTAAAAGTAATGAACATAAGGATATTATATTAAATGAATTAAATACTCTTTATAAAATTAAAATATTACAACGACATCATCATAATTTGGATAATTCAAATATCAATATCGTAATAACAAATCATATGATGAATTTGCGATCAAATGGCAATAGATACTATCTTTATTTTACACTATATAATGATGTAGAAACTATGTATTATATAGACAAAAAAATACATCCCGGTTATCAAAGACCGAGAATTATTTTTGGAAGAGGATTGTTTTGTAAAAAATTATTTAAAAACACGCTTCTTGATGGAGAACTTGTTAAATGTAAAGATAACACATGGACATTTTTAATTAATGATATCGTATGTTATGAAGGACTATATTTAAATAATAAAACTTTGTTGCAAAGATTAGATATTATATATAATATGCTTGAAACACAATATACACCTGATAGTACTATTGATGTTTGTAATTATAAAGTTAAATGTTACTATAATATGTTTAAAGAATCTATATATGAGCTTCAATTACTATCTAAAAATCTTAATTATACTTGTAGAGGTATATATATATGGCCTTATGATTTAAAATATAAACCTAAATTGTATAACTTTGATGAAACAAGTGTTATAGATGTAGTTAGAAAAACAAAAGATATAACTGAATTTAAAACATTTGATATTGATCTAAATAATACATTTCATAATGATAGTATAATTTCTAATCAAACTATATCATCTCCAAATAATGAAAATAATGAAAATAATGAAAATAATAAAAATAATGAAAATAGTAAAGCATTATATCTAATGAAAACTATCGAACCTGATATTTATAATATATATGAAACAGAAAATTCAAATGATAAATCAATAGGAATAGCATTAGTTCAATCCATTAAAGATAGTAAATTATTGAGAACAGCATTTAGAGATAAAAATGCAATAACATTTATAAAGTTTGCTTGTATATATGATGATAAATTTAATAAATGGAAGGTATTATATAAATTATAATATTAGTAATAATATAAATATATCTATTTATAACTAGATAAGATATGATAGAAATATTAATAATACAAATACTATCCATAATTATAAGTTTATATGCTGCATATTTAGCTTATAACTGCAAATCGCAAACAGGAGATACTTCGCGATTTATGTTTACTATACTTGCTTTTATTTTAGGTCCTTTTTACTTAATATATTATTTCTTTGCTAATTATTTAACCGGAAATTGTGCATAAAATATTTATATCATTAATGCGCGTAGTTTATCATGTGATTTATAATCTATTAGTTGAAAATCTTGATATGATAAATTTTCAATCCATTTTATTTTTTCTTCAATAGAACTTTTTATTTGCGGTGGATTTTTGTTAATAATAAGTTTTGGGGATTTATATATTTCTAAGTCTATTTGTTTTTTAACTTGTTCAATGTGTTCTTTATATATATGAGCATCGCATATAGATAAACATATTTTAGAAGTTTCCATATGTAATACATGTGCTATTATTATTGTCAATAAAGCACAGCTTGCAATATTAAAAGGTAATCCTAAAAATAGGTCAGAACTTCTTAATGTTAAATGACAACACAATCCTTCTTTAGTTTTATTAAAAATATATAATATATGACATGGCGGCAAAGCCATTTTACTTAAATCTTGTGGGTTCCACGCAGACAATACTGCTCTTCTGCTATAGGTATCTTTAAGAAGTTCTGTTAATATATATTTAATCTGGTCATAACCACTATATGAATTATTACTATTATCTAACATTGAAGTTTCAGATAATGCTGTTGATGTTGGGGAGGATAGTTGCGATAGCATATGTTGAGATAAATATTTTTTTCCAAAATTACGCCATTGCCATCCATAAACAGGACCGAGTTCTCCTTCATTATAATTATTCAATCCGATACTATCTAAATATTCACGCGAGGAATTACCATTCCATATATTTATATTTTTATTCTTTAATTCATTAGCATCAGTAGAACCTTTAAGAAACCAAAGTAATTCTTCAACTATTCCTCTAAAAAAAACTTTTTTTGTTGTTATTAATGGATATAATTGTGAAATATTATCATATACAATCATATAACCAAAACCTGACAATACTTCACCATTTCTTGTTAATTTTGTTTCTCCTTTTTCTAAAACATCTTTTAATATGTTAATATATCCATTTTCATTATTATAAGACATTATTTATATATATTTATATATATTTATATTATCATATAGATATCTAAATTTTATATATGTGATAATATTAGAATATTATTACATATTATAATATTAGAATATGAAAGAATGTTCAGAAAAAAAAATACTAAATCCTATAACAAATAGATGTGTAAATATTAATGGTAAAATTGGAAAAAGAGTTTTAAAAAATAATTATATTATTAATATATCTAACGAAAACAATAGTTGTTATATAGATAGTTTGTTTGTCGCGCTATTTCATTTTAAAAATAGGGTTCTTTATAATTCTTTTTTTAGAAATAAGTTATTAGAAAGATATCCTAAAAAAATTCAAGATGAAATATATAAAATTTATAAATATATAAATAAATACGAAGATATACCCCATAAACAATGTTATTTTATAAGAAAATATTTAGATAAATATTATAATTTTCTTATAAATAAAAATTCAAATAATAAAATTTTTTTTAATAATTCTGATAATTGGCTTACACAACAAATAGATATTTTTGAATTACTGACATTTTTAGATAAAATTTTTAATTTTGAACAAAATATTAAGATTAAAGATGGTAATAATAAATATATTAAAAACATGATAGTAGAAATATCATCTTATAATTTAATAAATATTAATGTTCTTGATATATCTACATTAATACCTATAAAAATAGAAAGATATAATTTAGACAGAAATAATTATTATAATAACTCTAACGGAGAACTTATTAAATATTATGAAAAAAAATATGAAATCATAAAAACAAAAGGAATATTATTTATTCAATTATATCGTAATTCTGGAAGAGAGAAATTAACTACTAAAATTATATATCCTAATAAAATAAATATTAAGAGTGATAAAAAGGCGTTACTATTACGTTCTATAATATTACATAAAGGTTCTACAATAAATAGAGGGCATTATACAACTATTATTAAAAGAGCTGGAAAAACCTATGAATATGATGATATGTTTCCTGGTGATAATAAATTAGTAGAGATAGACGATGAATATGAAAGAAAACAGAGTAAAAATGTAGTTGGTTTAATATATTCAAAATGAGTACATAATTTTATTTTTCTTAAAGTTTCAAAAGTTTTTATAAATTTCTAAATATTTTTAATTATGTACTCATTTTTCTAAATATTAATTATAATTTAAATATTAATTATAATTTAAATATTAAAGATATATGAAAAATTTAATAGTAGGTGCAGGTATATCAGGATTATATCTTGCATATAAATTACTTCTTAATGGAGTTGCATCAGAAAATATAATAATATTTGAAAGATCAGAAAGAATTGGCGGACGTATTTATACACATGAATATTGTGGATATAAATATTCGGCTGGCGCTGGTAGATTAGGAAAAAAACATAAATATGTTACAAAATTAATTAATGATTTTAACTTACAAGAACAAATAATTAATATTAATAAAAATAATAATTATTATGTTGATGGTAAATTATATAATGAAGAGCAATTATTAAAACGCTATAAATCTCAATATAAAAACTTAAATGATTTATGGAAATATGCTATTGAAAAAAAAATAAATAAAAATAAATACGACCTTAATAAATATAATTTAGATAATTACTTTTCGCTTATATTACCTACAAATGAAGTAGAATTATTAAAAATATCATTAGGATATATTGCCGAATTTTATGATATGAATGCCAAAAATGGATTATTAACATTGCAAAAAGACTTTGATGTTAAAAATAAAGATTTCTATGTATTACGTGATGGTATTCATATTTTATGCGATGTATTATATAATTATATAAAAGACGCTGGTGTAAATATTAAATTATCTTCTACTTTAGAAGACATATATGATGATAAAAAATATATTATTGTAAATGGAATATTATACTATTATTCTTCACTTTATTTAACTATAAAAAGAAGTGATTATATGAATATACAATATTTTAAAAAATATGATTATTTGTTTAATTCGGTTAAAGATGGAAACTTATTACGTATATATGCAAAATATAAAGATGTATGGTTTAAAGATATGCCAAAAACGCTAGCACAAAATAAAATACAATTCATAATACCAATAGATTATAAAAATGGGTTAATACAAATAAGTTATTGCGATAGTTATAATGCTGATTTTTGGAATAATTTTAAAAGTGATAAAGATGTAATGAAATATTTAACAAAAATATTAAATGAAATGTTTCCTGATAAAAATATAAAAGATCCTGAATGGATTACAAGACATTATTGGGAGGCTGGTGACCATTTATGGAAAGTTGGTGTTGATTCAAAAAAAATACAAGAAAATATAGATAATATATTTTTAGCTAAAAATATATATATATTAGGCGAAACATATAGTGAAAGGCAGTCGTGGATTGAAGGTGCACTTGAAACAATTCATAAAAAACTAAATATATAGAAATATAATTACATATAATACATTTATTGAATATATATGATATAATTCTATATTATACTGAACCATATTTATTATACCTTACAAAACACGAACAATTATTAATATCGCCTCCGCAGAAATTACTACAAAATAATTGATTTTTTTTCATTAAATCTTCAAAACTCTTCTTTTTATAAAACTGCCTGTAATATGTATTATTATCTAATTGATTATTATTACATCTATTAATTACAGCACGATTTTTCATAATAATGTTATAAATATCAGCAGTAATATGTAAAGTCTTATTAATCGTATTGCTATTTGCTGTCGCCATTCTGTTATATAAATAATATTTAAAAATCTTAAATCAATTTTTATTATTGTTATTAAATTAAATGGAAAGTAAAAATTTTTTACTATTCACAGCACTTATAATTTATCTATTTCCAATTATATATATATATATATATTATGATAATAATAGCAGTATATCAAGTATAATATCTAATGAAAAAACAAAATATATTATATTATTTTTTATGTTACTGATGGGTGCTGTTATAATACTTTATGAATACAAAAGAAATAATATATATTCTCTTATAGCAATAAGTATATTATTGATTTCTATCTATGGTTTAATATATTTTAGTGAAGGGCATTTATATCATTATATATTTTCATTTATAGCTTTTGTTTCTATAATATTTTTTATGTGTCAAATGTGTGTTTTATATTATAATAATAAACTTTGCTATATTTTAATAATATTGTTATTCATTCAGATAATATTATTTATACTTATTGTAAAAGAATATAACAATAGTATATTTTTATATGAGGTTTTTTATTTAGTAATTTTTGCTATATTTTATTTGTATATCCATTTTATATAATATGTATATGTAGAATTAAGTAAAAATAATGGGTGGAATATATTTAAAAGTAATACAATGAATTACTTTTATCTCTTTTGCATAGTATAATGCTATACTATATATTATTATACTATTATACAATTTATAAATATTATAAAATATAATAAATCATTATACGTTATTGTATATGTAAATAAGTTAAGTATATAAAAAAATGATTAGATATAGTAAGATAATTTTATATTATGGATTGTAAAGTTCAAAATAAAAAATGTATAAATGAAATGAAAATCATAATTATAGTAGGATTTCCTGCTTCAGGTAAATCTACATATGCTAAAAAATTGTTAGCAAAATATTCTAAAAATGGTATTATTTTATCACGCGATACATTAGGAGGTGCTATAGCAGATATTTTACCTAAATTGAAGGAACTTTTAGAATCTAAAAATAAGTATAAAATAATTATTGATAATACAAATATTACACAAGAAACAAGAAAGCCGTTTATTAAATTAGCTCATAGTGTAAATGTACCTATAGAAGCTCATTATATTGTAAATACTATTGAAGATAGTCAGGTGAAAACATTACATAGAATGTTTGATAGATATAAGCGTTTGTACATGACTGGAAAAGCTGAAAAAAATACCGAGGCATATAAAGATCCTAACGTATTTCCTCCTGCTACTTTATTCTCTATGCGAAAAAATATAGAGATTCCAATATTAGATGAAGGATTTACAAAAATAATAAAGATAGAAGCGCCATCTATTAAATGGGATGGTAGGAAATACCGAAATAAGGCAGTATTATTTGATATAGATGGAACTTTGCGATATACTGAACATCTTAAATATAAATATCCTATAATTCCCGATGAAGTAGAGCCAATAAAATTTATATCTTTAGAAGAACAGAGGAAAAAATTGAAGAACCTTCAAATAAACAAATATAAACTACTTGGAATAAGTAATCAGTCGGGTATTTCAAAAGGAGTTGTTAGTGAAAATCAAGTCATTGCGTGCATGAATAAAACTCGCAAAATGTTAGGATTGACAGAAAAAGAGCTAAACATTTCTTATTGTCCACATAATGCCTTTCCGCTAACTTGTTATTGTAGAAAACCACAAGTAGGTCAAGTTATTGCTTTTATAGAAACTCTAAAGTTAAATCCTTCAAAATGTATCTTTGTTGGAGATAGAAAAACAGATGAAACTACAGCTAATAGAATGGGAATTCAATTTATTACAGCTGAAGACTTTTGGAAAAATGTTTGATGTCTAAACATTTTTAAACAATATGTAATTATAATGATTTTATATTCTATATATATAGAATAAAAATGGAATGGATATATTTATCAGTAATACATAGCATAATAGTTGCAGGTTTAATTTTATTTTTACGTTATGATGATACGCCAAGTAACATATTTCCAATTATAACAAATATAATAGTAGGAATATTGAGTATATTATATATAATATCTTTTAACAAAATAAATTATATATCAAGTGAAATTGGCAAAACTAAATATTATTTCTATTCAATTACCTTATTTTTTGTAATATTACTTGGATATTACATAATAAAAACATGTCCAAATCCAGCATATTTTAGAATTTTTGTATCTCTTGAAATAATATTTATTTTATTATTTGTTTTATATTATGAAAAAAATATTAAATTATCATATCGAAGTATATTTGGTATAATGTTAGGATGTATATCTATAATATTAATTTCATTAGATACACATTATGATAAAGAAAAATAAAATATAAAAATACATAATATACATATTATAATAATCTAAATTACATTATAATCCATAATTTATTCCTTTTTAGTATTCTTCTTCTTTTCTTTCTTTTCTTTCTTTTCTTTCTTTTCTTTCTTTTCTTCCTTTTCTTCCTTTTCTTCCTTTTCTTCCTTTTCTTTCTTTTCTTCCTTTTCTTCCTTTTCTTTCTTTTCTTCCTTTTCTTCTTCTTCGATAATTTCTTTATCAGTATCGTCAGTATTATCTGTTTCTTCTTCATCCTTAATAGATTTTTTATATTCATTCCATTCTTCAGCAAGTTTTGAAAATCTTTCAGTATTGGTAAGTTCAGGATTTTCTTCCTTAACTCTCTTTTGATTATCTTTGAGAAATTGTTGATACTTATTGAGCTTCTTTGGTTTTTCATTTCCATCTTCATCAACTTCAATCGCCTTTTTAGGCTTCTTAATAGCTCTTTTAGTATTCTCTTTTGCTTCCTTTTTATCTTTCTTATTTTCTTCCTTTATCTGTTTGATAATATTCTTAACATACGCAACGATTTCCTTATCATCAATATCATCGGGCATATTCTGAATACGTTCCTTGAAAATAAGAGAGAAAGCAACTGATGATGAAGTAGTCATTTTCTCAGATATATTTGAAAGAGTTTTTAGATGAGCTTTAACAGGACTTTGTAAGACTTGAAATACTTATCAAACTTTAGTAGTTAGAGTAGTAATAATTATGATATGCTTTTAATCAATTTTTTATTTTTATCTAAAATAATAGAACAAATTATTAAATTATTATCAGAAAAAAATAAAATATAAAATATAAAAAATATATAATATACAACATATAATACATATTATATGATTACATAATTTAATGCTTATTTTTAGTGGACTTCTTTTTTTTCTTTTCTTCCTTTTCTTCCTTTTCTTCTTCTTCGATAATTTCTTTATCAGTATCGTCAGTATCGTTATCTGTTTTTTCTTCATCCTTAATAGATTTTTTATATTCATTCCATTCTTCAGCAAGTTTTGAAAATCTTTCAGTATTGGTAAGTTCAGGATTTTCTTCCTTAACTCTCTTTTGATTATCTTTGAGAAATTGTTGATACTTATTGAGCTTCTTTGGTTTTTCATTTCCATCTTCATCAACTTCAATCGCCTTTTTAGGCTTCTTAATAGCTCTTTTAGTATTCTCTTTTGCTTCCTTTTTATCTTTCTTATTTTCTTCCTTTATCTGTTTGATAATATTCTTGGCATAAGCTAAGATTTCCTTATCATCAATATCATCGGGCATATTCTGAATACGTTCCTTGAAAATAAGAGAGAAAGCAACTGATGATGAAGTAGTCATTTTCTCAGATATATTTGAAAGAGTTTTTAGGTGAGCTTTAATAAAACTTTGTAAGACTTGAAATACTTATCAAACTTTAGTAGTTAGAGTAGTAATAATTATGATATGCTTTTAATCATTTTTTTATTTTTATCTAAAATAATAGAACAAATTATTCTAAAAAATAAGAAATATAAAAATAAAATATAAAAATATATAATATACATATTATGATTATATAATTTAATTATTTTTATTAACTGACTTCTTTCTTTTCTTTTTTTCAACATCAACAACATCATTTTCTTTTTTTACTTCTATAATTTCTTTATCAACATTATCAGTATTTACTTTCTCATTATTATCTTGCTTATCGATAGATTTCTTATATTCATTCCACTCTTTAGCAAGTTTTGAAAATCTTTCTGTATTGGTAAGTTCAGGATTTTCTTCCTTAACTCTTTTTTGATTATCTTTAAGATATTGTTGATACTTATTAAGCTTCTTTGGTTTTTCATTTCCATATTCATCAACTTCAACAGCCTTCCTGTGCTTAGAAACCTTTCTTTTAGGTTTTTCATTTAAAGCTTTTTTAACCTTTTTATTTTCTTGATTGATCTGTTTGATAATATTTTTGGTATAAGCTAAGATTTCCTTACCTGTAATAATATCTTCAGGCATATTATGAATACGTTCCTTGAAAATAATAGAGAATGCTTTGTTAGAAGTAGTGGTCATTTTTTTCAAGTTGCACGGAGTGTTCTTTGTGTAAAGATTTATAAGCCTTTTTATGATTATCAAGACTTTAGCAGTTAGAGTAGTAATAATTATTACAAGCTTTTATTACTAACTAAGTAAGACTTTGTAAGACTTTATAAGACTTTGTAAGACTTTGTAAGACTTTGTAAGACTTTGTAAGACTTTATAAGACTTTGTAAGACTTTATAAGACTTTGTAAGACTTTGTAAGACTTTATAAGACTTTGTAAGACTTTGTAAGACTTTGTAAGACTTTGTAAGAAGTTAGAGTAATAATAATATTACTATTATCAAATTTTTATATTTAATTAAAATAATAGAACAAATTTTATAATAAAATATATAAATAAATGTTTTTAATATAAATTTAATAACATGTCATATAAATATAAAATAATACTAAAAAATAAAAACAATTTAATAGCTGATAGTATTTATAGTAAAATTAAAAATATTAAATATGCAAATAGAACATCATTGATTAATGATACTAATAAATATATATTTGAACATATTAATCTACCAATATATGAGAAGGTAGATATTGAAGAATTAATAAATGAATATGGAATACAAAATGCTATACAACATTTTGTTTTAAATAAGATATATTACAACAATATATTAGAATTAGTAGAAAATAATGAAAATAATATATATATAGGAATAGCATATTACATACTAAGCGAATATTTTGATTATATTATAGATATGTAATGTATCTTATTGTTTCCATTTTTTACCACAAATTAAACATTCCATAAATAACGTTGATGCTTCATCGCCTGAACGTGTTTGTAATTCATAATAACTTACTTTTTTACTTTTACATCTCATACATGTAATCATATCAGACATAGCGACGATATTAAATTCATAAGCTTCTTTAATTCGCAAATTATCTTTATCAATAATACTTTTCCATCTTTCAGGAAAGATATTATGACTTTGCATATATGGAAGCATATGTGGATTAAATTCTTTATATTCTGTCATTCTTTTAAGTAAATCTTTATTACCAATATAACAATCTGTTTTTAAATTAGAATAAATACTGCGTGCAATATTAATATAAGTATCTATAAATAATTGACATTTCCAAGATAATTGAATTTTATTAGATAGTGCATAATCTATCGTACAATTGAATATTCCTATTTCTAAATCAGTCGCTTCTAAAGGAGACATATATATATTATTAAGTAGTAAATTAAGAAATTCGTCTCGTACTTTATGTTTATTATGTTGATTTATTTGCTCTATAGTATTGATTGAATTTTCATTCGAATATTTTTTTATTTCATCTTCTAAATTATATAATTTATAATTTGTACTCATAATTTAACGTATAATTAAATATACTATTCTATCAATTTTTTATATATAAATAGTAAAAAATGATATTATATATACTCTAAATAATATAAATTATAATGAATTATAAAATAGATATCGGCAAATATATAGATACAGATGTTAATTTAATTGAAATTTATATAATAAACGATAAAAATGAAAATTCAATTAATGTATCATCGAATAATAAATTAGAACAATTTATAGATAATATATATAAAAAAAATAAAGTCGAAAAATATAAATCATATTATAACAAGAATAGAGTATATACTTATGAATTATCTAATGATAATCAATATGTTTATACAAATATTAAAAAACATTTAGATATTATTGGTAATATTTTAGTAATTGCTTCTAAACATGATAAACAACCGAATTATACATTTCCATGTACAAACGAAATTGATAATATATGTGAATTTACTATTAAAGAATATAAAATATCATATCGTATATCATTATTCATAAGATATGATAATTATATTGATAATATTGATAAAACAATTATAACATGTTATATAGAATATAAGCATTCGCAAAATGTTGATATAGATAAGATAAATGAACAAATTAATAAAATAATTGCAAAAATATCAAATTGTTAAAGATATTTTACAAATTACATATACTTTTATAATAAATTTATTATAATTATATAATATAAAAATTGATATAATATATAAATATAATACATATTATATATATTGATATGAAATCTTATTCGTTTATTGATTTTGCTAATCTATTAAATAATAATATTGATAATGTTAATAAAAATGATATAATTTATAATATTAAAGAATTATATGATTCCTATACAAAGCATCTTATTGTACGCAAATATAATATTAATGATATTAAAGTTCAGAGAATGCTCGCAGTTATTAATAATTATATTGATTTTTATGGAGATAATCAAAATTGCGATAGAAAAAATTTAGAAATTGAATATAAAAACAATATTATTGATAATATTAGTAATAAATTAAATCCTCCTAAATGTTTCTTTACAAGATCAAGAAGAGATTATCTTGATTATGAACATGAAAATAAAGTAGAAAATGATAATTGTGATATTAATAATCATTATTATAATATTAATAAAAAATATGAATATTATAATTATCTTGTGAAAAAATCTGATGTAACTGAAGAAGAAATCAATGAATATTATAATCAAGAAGATAATTATGAAGAAGATTATGTATCATGTAGTTGTAATAGCGAAGATTATTACTATGAAAACGATATGTTAAGCGATAATGATAGCGAATATTATTCTGATGAATTATATTAAGTTATATATTAAGTTATATATTAAGTTATATTACATTATTATTACATTTACAATATTTATGTAAATTATAGAATATAGAATAATGCTATAATATTTTTTTATTTTTTATTAGGAAAGAAAAATGTTTCTATAATTTAGTAAAAATTTAGTAAAAATATAAAATTTGATAGAACCTATAGATATGTTTCAAGGGTGTATAGCAATGACTACTATCGTGTTACCTAATGCCTCGGATAACTATGATATTAATAAATGTCAAGAAGAAAAATATGTATTACAACAAATGGATAAAAAAGAGCGTATTAAACGATTAAGAGAACATTTAGCTCTTTCGAAGGTAAATCACGAAGAACAAATTATGAAACTTGTTACTTTACAAGAAGCAAATACATATTGTGTAATACATGATGTATCCGCACAAAAATACGGACCATTGCTTGAAAAATTCATAAGAACAAAATTCAATTATAATAAAAATAAAGCAGAAAATTGCACAGGCGACTTGTCCAAGGATGGAAAGAATTCTGAAGTAAAAGTATCACTTGGAGGGGCAAATCATACAAAATTTAATTTTGTACAAATTAGACCTTCGCACGATTGTGAAATTTATATATTAACAGCATATCATCTATCATATGAAAATGTAGAAACCGAGGGTGAATTATATATATTTAAAGTTCCTAAATCTGACATAAAAAAAATAGTAGTATCTTATGGTGGTTACGCACACGGAACTATTAAAGAACATGGCATTATTACTAATGATTCTATTAATGATGAATTATCTACTAAAGAGTATGCTATTCGTCCAACTATTAATGACGAATGTTGGAAAAAATTAATGGAATTTAGAGTTCAAGAATCAGAGATTTAATCGAAGATTTAATGATACATTTAATTATATATTTCACTATAAAGCCTTACAAGTTCTCCTCTTCCAATAGAGTTTTGGCGTGCTGTATTAAGACTTAAAGCATAATCAAGGCAATTAAATCTTTCTATGAGAGTATTTTTGTTTATTTTTGATTTAATCCAGTGCCAACTTTTAGGGCGGAGTAATTCAAGATTATTATCTATTATTTCTCCGCACTTTCCACCATAAGCACGTATAGCAAAATCAGCCCCATCAGGAGGTGTAGGTTGTCCTTTTATATCCTTAGGACCAAATCCTAAAAAGTCCCAGTCATCATGTTTTTTCGAAAGTTCAATAATAGAACGTTTAATTTCTTTTTTCTCCCATATTTGAAAACAGCATTTTGCCATCATACGTGGTGTAAATGAACAAGGGTCAGTAGGTATTTCTTCGTCAAATATAAGATGAAAACTTGTATTTAATTTATTATGAATACTTGGGCGGCGAAATGTTCGCGGAATAATAAATGCTATTACATCTGCCCAATTTGAAGCATGATTGAAAAACTTAACAGCAAGAGAACTTATCCTCCCAAACGGAGGATTGCCTACAACAAGAATCTTACCAATATTATTTGGTGGATTATATGTAAAAAAGTCCTGTTTAATAATATCTTTATGTTCAGGAGAAATATCAATTCCTATTTTATTAATTGTTGGAATTATTGTAAAAAAACTACCATTTCCTGCACTGGGTTCTATAACAAGCCCCCATTCATCCCATTTATATATATTACCTATATTTGTTAAACATTTTTGAGAAATTTGAGGAATAGTATAAAACTTATCAAGTCCAGCGTCACGTACTTGTTCTATTGTTGCCATTGGCATCCTTTGTTAATTATAATATTATTTTCTTTAATAGTTTAAATCAATTTTTTAATTTATTTTATTATTAGATATAAAAAATGATTTATATAATATTATAACTTTATAAATACTTTCTAAATATAGAGATGACTGATGTTATATATATAGGAGCACATATAGGTAGAGATGAAAAAGGTATTATTGAAACTATGAATAATATAAAAAAAAATGGAGGAAACGCTTTACAGATATTTGTATCTAATCCGCGAAGCAATACTATTTCAAATATGGAAAGTTATATTAAAATTGCACCATATATTAAAAAATATTTAAAAGATGAAAATTTTAAGATAGTAATTCATGCTCCTTATACTATTAATATAGCAAAAGATAGTGTTGAATGTAAAAGAACTATGTTATTAGAAGATTGTTATTGGATAAAATTATTAATTAATCAATTGATAATTTCTGATATGATAGGTTCAGAAGGTATAGTATTGCATGTTGGAAAATATGTAGGGTTATCTCCAGAAAAAGGTTTACAAAATATGAAATCAGTAATAGAATATTTAGTAAAAGTAATGGAAGCAAAAAATTTAAAAACAAAATTAATTATAGAAACACCAGCAGGGCAAGGTACAGAATTATTAATAAATTTAAATAATTTCATAGATTTTTATAATGAGTTCTCAAAAAAACAACAAAAATATTTAGGTATATGTTTTGACACAGCACATACATGGGCTTTAGGATATGAATTAATAGAGGCTTATAATATTCTATTCAAAAAAAATAGTTCTGATATAACTATAATTCATTTAAATAATAGTTTAGTGAAAAAAGGATCATTAAAAGATAGACATTCTGTTCTATTAGATGGTGAAATATCTGTAGATATGATGAATGATTTTATATCAAATCTTGGTAAAAAAAATATACCAATTATTATATTAGAAACACCTTCGGATAATTATAAAATAGAAATAAACCATATTAAAAATTTATTAGAATAAATTTAATTATTATTTTATGAAGAGACATTAGTTATACATCTGCTGCATCTGTATTTGATGTATCTGTATTTGATGCATCTGTATTAACATTATTATTTTTAGTTTTATCTAAAAACTTATTCATTTCTTTATCATAATCATCACATATTTCTCTTATACCTTCCCATTTACATTGTGTCTCAGTTATGTTTTTAATAGATTTGTCTTGAACATTCCATAATTCAATAAGAGTATTTAAAACATTTTTATCATTTTTATTATAAATAATCTCTATATCTTCATATTTCATATTTTCTGGAGCTTGTTTTATTACTTCATCCATTTAATACTATTGTAGATATTAAACAAGATATTTTTATATGTTTTTATATGTTTCAATTTTAGTTTTATCATAAATATATTCAGATAATTCATATGCTATTTCTTCATAAGGATGTTCATTATGATATCCATTTGTTACATCGTTTATACTTTTCGGCTTATCACTATTATAAGTACATATCAATATTTTATTAGTAGATATTTTTTTATAAATTTTGTTATTAATATCAGGATTAGATCTTTTATATTTAAGTTGGTTAGTTAAATTTACGTCATTTTTTATTATTTCATTTTTTAATTCTAAATATCCCATTTTTTGTATTACTTTATTAAATATATCTTCATTATATCTTTGATATATATGTATTTTCTCATGTATTAATATTTTAACTATTTCATCTTCATCATAGTTAAAAAAAGTATTAGATAAAAATATAATATTTTTTCTTGTATGTGGAAATCCGTTTTCATATTTAATATCTTTATCATTATTAATATTATTTTTAAATGTTTTAGCAAAGATCCATTTAATATTTGCTATATCATTCAAATTAATATAGTTGATATAATTTATATCTATTATTTTAATAGTATTTAATAATTTATCAGCAATTATAGTTGTATTATTTAATATTTGTATTTCACTTTCTGTAAATGAAGCAGCTATTTTTTCAAAGTTTTCCTTATATTTATGTATTGAACTTACATTTCTTGCATATAAATCAATTTCTGATAAATTTTTAACAAAATTATCTTCGTCTTTTGTTAAAAATGCTAATGTTTCTTCCTTATTCATATAATAATTTTTATTTTTTTTATCAAATGATGAATATACAAAATGATAAGTTAGTAAAGATATGCTTATTATAAAAATTACAAATAGTAATATATATAACATATAATTATATATCATATTAATACTAATATTATATTATAAAATTAATACTATTTATATTTTTAATTTAATACCTTTATTATAAGTTTATTTTGGCATATAATTAGTTTTTTTCCAACCATACACACACCTAACATATTATTTTTTATCTTTTTTATCTTTTTTTACCTATTATCTTTTTTTACCTATTATCTTTTTTTACCTATTTTCTTTTTTTTATTTTTATATTTTTTATTAAAGCATATTTTTGGATGATTAGTATTAGTAATTATATTTTTACTTTTAATTACATGATTCATTGTTATATAATCTTTTTTACAATAAACCTCTTTGTTATATTGTGAAGTTTCAGCAATTTGATTGATAATTATATTTTTAAAATTTAAAGGTGCTATTCCTTCTTGTTTTTTATAAAAAATTACATCACAATCTTCGATAACATGATAATATTTAATATAATTTATAGTATTATTATCTTGCTGACCTTCTTTTTGTTGAGCTTTTACAAGTTGATTATATACTACATTAGTTATTATTTTATCTTTAGTTTTATTTAATATAATTTTACAATATCCATATGAATTTATTGTATTATATTCAATATTATAACTAACAGACGAACCTGTATCATCATTATCTACGTCATATATTACATTCCCAGCTAATATTTTTTTTTCGTCACCAACAACTTCTTCAATTATATCTGGATTTGCACCACCAGTTCCAGACATTATCTGTATTACACATTTGTCGCCTTTTGTTATCTTCATAATATTAAAATTATGGCAATCAGCGCACAAATAGATACAATTAAAATCAGCAAGTAAATTATAAAATTCATCAAATGTTTTATTTTTAATTTCTAAATTTTTGGTAAATTTATCTGTACCATCTTTATTAGGCTTTAAATAAAATAATGGAAAATGACCCATTACGAATACTTGTTTTTGTTTTTTTATTAAATACTCATTTTCTAAAGTTTCGTCTAATTTTTTTTTAATAGTTGAAATATAATTATCATTTATAAAATTATTAGTATTTATTATTAAAACCATATAATTATCAAATGATTTTATTTCTATATCATCGCCACTATATAATATTATTTCTTTGGAATTAAAATTAGGATCATTTATATTTTGTTTTTTCAATTCTTCTTTATATTTATCGTTTAAACTTTCCAAATTTAATTGTGCTGCATAATCATCAGTTGAAACAGAATCTATAAATTTAAAAATAGGGTTATCTTCATATTGTTTATATTGCTTATAATCATTATAATTAAATTTATTAAAATTATGATATTCTGTATTCTTTATTTTAGCATTGAAAAATTTTTGAGTTGTTATCATACAATCTTTATTACTCGGTAGTTTTGCATGATTTATATCTTTGCTATCTTCGCTATCTTGGCTATCTTGCGCTTCGTCGTGATTACCAACACACAAATACACATCTTTATTCATATTATATAAAGAATAATATCCAGATATTAAAATAGGTGTTACATAATGTGTTAAATCATTTGTGTCCATAGATTTTATAGTTTTGGGTTTTATAGGTTTCTCTACTTCTATTGCGTCTGTTGTGTTCATTGCTTTTGTCGCATATGTAGCGTCCATAGTTTCCTTATTATTTTTATCATTACTTATAATATCTATTAAATGTTGATTATTATTCACAATAAAATTATACCAGTTATCCCCTGCTATAAATACCTTATTTGTATATATTTCAACTTCTTTTATTGTATATAAAATTATATCACGATATAAATATTTATTTTTACAATTAATATTATTCCAACATCCAAAAAATAAAAATGTATTTGGAGAATCTTTATTCATAAAATTAACAGACATTATTGTATTAGAATGTATTCTAATACAACTGAAAGAAAATAAACTAAAATTTATATATATTATGTATATTTAGATATATATATATTATGTATATAATGTATTAACATTAGATATATATATTATGTATATAATGTATTATAACAAGAGTTATTATATTTTTTTTTACAATATGTATCGTAAAAATTATTAGTTACATTAAAAGGTAAAGATATTTTTATAGAATTTACCGGAACATAAATCATCATATTAATCCACGAAGTAATATTATTTATAGCTCTTTTTAAATTACGAACACCTTCTTCTTTTTCAATATCATTTATAATATATTTTAATAATTCATTTGAAAATAATATATCATTCTTATTTAAATTATATTGTTTTAAAATTTCGGGTATTATATAATCTTTTGCTAATATTATTTTTTCTTCATTATTATATCCATTAACATTTATAACTATCATTCTATCTTTTAATATTGGATTTATCTGCGTTTCATCATTATATGTAAATATAATCATAGCTCTTGATAGATTTATATCTATTTCTTCAAAATATCTATCATTAAATTTATCATTTTGTACAGGGTCTGTTATATGTATTAATGTATTTATAATTTCTTGTCCTTTATATGTATTAGATACTTTGTCTAATTCATCAAATAATATTAATGGGTTCATGATTCCTGTTTTCATTAATGATTCACATATTTTACCATAACTTGAACCTTCGTATGTATAAGAATGTCCTTTTAGAAAAGATGAATCGTCAGTGCCGCCAAGGGATATAAAGACATTTGGATAATTTAAAGCATTACATATCCCTTCTTTAATTAATTTTGTTTTACCTACTCCAGCACTACCTTGTATTCCTATAATATAACCATATGCTCTTGGAAATGATATTAATTGCGCAAGAACTCTGACAATTTGTTCTTTTGCATCTTTATGTCCAAATATTTTTTCATCCATTTGTGTTCTAATATTATTTAAAAATTTGCAAATTAAATCATTTCCGTCAGTAATTTTTATAGGTATCTCATAAAATTTATTAAATGGTATATTATTTAATGCTAATAACCATGTGCTTAATTTATAATATTCCGATGAATTACCATTCATTTTATTAAAATATTCAATTTTATTTATTATGCTCTTTTTTGTTCTTATATTAATATCAGAATTAAGTATCTTAAAACGGATTGGAACATCTGTAAGTATAGAGCTATTATCAATACTTTCTTCAATATTAATTATATTATTTTTATCATTTTCAGTTAAAATATCATAAAATTCCTTTTCTATTGTACTATATCTATTATAGAATTTATATTTTTTCTTTTGTATAGGATGTTTTTTTAAATTTAAAGAATTTTGCCTTATATTATTTTTCGGATTAACTATTAAATATATCATATTATTTGCTTTGTTATTTGCTTTGTCATCGTCTTCATCTTGAAATTTATTAAAATTATTATTATATATAATATTATCACTTATTTTATATTGATAATTTTCTTGTTTATTATCATATAATTTTACACATTCTTGTTCTTCGTCTTCTTCATCTTCTTCGTCTTCTTCGCCTTCTTCGCCTTCTTCATCTTCTTCGTCTTCTTCGCCTTCTTCGCCTTCTTCGTCTTCTTCGTCTTCTTCGTCTTCTTCATCTTCATCTTCTTCATCTTCGTCTTCATCATCTTCTTCATCTTCTTCGTCTTCTTCGTCTTCATCTTCTTCGTCTTCGATGTCCTTTTTTTCTATATCATCTTCACTACTATTTTCATTATTATTTTTTTTATATTCTTTGTTTTGTTTGTGTATTGTCATTTTAATAATATATAGAATTATTCATAAGTATTTTTTATTTTTTACTATTACATATTATATTCGTTTACTATCTTGAAGATTTACTCCATTTAAATTTTAAATGGAACATATAATAGACAAATAGATTATATTAATAAATATAATATAAGAAAAAATAATTACAAAAACTAAAATCAGCGTTTTACATGTCCAAATATGGAAGATATATAAAAATAAATAATATTGTTCCATTTATCTTTTTGGTTAGTCTAATTGCCCATTCTTACTATTCCTATGCATTTATTCTTTCTAAGTTATAATTGAGTTTTGAATACCAATACTCGCGACACCTTAGTTATTTGAGTTCTGTGCTCCTAATCTCATGACACCTTCACTATTTGAGTTCTGTGCTCCTAATCTCGTGACACCTTCACTATTTGAGTTTTGAGTGCCCATACTCACAACACCATTTCCATTTGAGTTTTGAGTGCCCATACTCACAACACCATTTCCATTTAAGTTTTGAGTGCCCATACTCACAACACCATTTCCATTTGAGTTTTGAGTGCCCATACTCACAACACCATTTCTATTTGAGTTTTGTGTGCCCATACTTTCTATAGATTTTTCTAATAGTTGTGTATTTCCTCCACAAGTAAAATATAATTTATTATTTTTTAATATAGGCAAATCACATACAACTTCAGTACCACTTTTTGAAATCTCAGGATTTTCAAAAAGTTCATATGTTTTTTTAAATTCCTTTCCCCAATAATAATTAGAAGATATAGTTCTAACAATTTTGTTAATATTTATCATATAATATGTAAATAATGTAATTATTAAAATAATAGCTGTTAAAAATAATAACCCTAAATAATTATTATTTGTAAAAAGGTTAATAATATATGCACTAACTATAATTATAGATAATAATATAATAGATAATATATTAACATTATAATTTAAGTTTTCATATTTAATCATATCTGTATTTATATGTGCATCTTCTGTTTTATTTTTAATAAAACTATTAATATAATCCTTATCATTATATTTGTGCTTAATTAATGAATTTAATTGAAGTTCTTTGTTTAATAATGATAACGTATCTGTATATGTATATGATAATCGAATTTTATTAATTAATTCTTTTGCATTATCTTTTAACATATTTGTTACAATAGTTTTTTTATAAGTTTTAATAGTGTTGTCGTCGTTCTCTCTTACATAGCCAGTAGCTGGAGTTGCTAAAGGATTAACACAATTTGTATTACATATAGAAGAAGTATATATATTTGTTGAAGCTGCTTCTGCTGCTGCATCTTCTGTTGCTGTGCTAAAAGTTTCAATATAACTTTCATTTATATATAATGTATCAATTATAAAATATAATGATAATAATACAATAAGTGTTCCGAAACATATCAAAGATATCATTTTCATTAAACCTATTTCAATTTTAGCAATATTTATAATAATTAATATAAATAATATGAATAAAATTATTAATGCGAATATTAATAATTCGTAATATAATATTATATTCTTTGATTTATTAGTATCAAATATTGACTTATTATTTAAAATTTGTGTTTTATTATAATTAATATTTTCTTCAAGGTCTTTTATATTATCAGATAAATTATTATTATATTTTTTATATTCTTCTATTCCTATTGGAAGTAAGTATAAAGAATGAGGATTGTCGCCATTATTTAATGACGCATCTTCATTTAAATTAAATGTTATAGTAGTATATTCTGTGATTTTATAATCACTAATTTCTAATTTTCTTTCATAAAATGGAATATATATATAATAATTTTTCTTTATGTTACTTTTATAATCAGATAATAATAGGTTTAGTATGGAAGAGGCGGCGGTGGTTACTTTGATAGTTAAATTTTCTTTGTCATATGTAAATGTATTACTTATTGATTGATAATCCAACGGATTAATATATCTTGAAATAATGTTAGATTGATTTGTTTTATTAATTTCTTTATCAAGCTTATATATATTATAATCTAATAATTTTCCATAACTTTCACCTGAACCAGAAGTTATATTCTTGGGGTTAACATAAAAAGCGAAGTTTTTAGCTGCAGCCAACGTAGTAAAAGCATATACTGCGTGGTTGCCGCCGGTTATGGTGCCACTATAAGTTAATTTAATAGCTTCTAATCTGCTGGCAATATCAGAAGCACCAGTACCCTGTGTGTGAATAAAGGTTTTAAATAAAGTATGACTATAGTCAGGATAATTTAATGCAAATAAAGATTTCAACGACCAATTTAAATTATGATAAATATTAATTACTTTTATCGATGTTAATAATAATGATTTTAACGAATATAAATACATTTTTAAATATTGTAATGTTAATAGTAAATTATCATACTTGATATTTCGTATCATCGAAAGAAATATTTTAATTAATTTTAGATAAGGTTTTTTAGCATCTGTGAAACTACCGCTGTCAGGATCAAAAGTAATTCTAAAATAACCATTTCTGTATTGTGTCCCGCTATCTAAAAAAAAACCATAATTCGTATCCGATAAATTTATTTCACCATTATTATTTTTAAATGTATATTCGGGAACAGTAGTAGCTAAATTGGATCCTAATTCGCCCGCACCAAGACTTGTAGCGCCCGCCGCGCCCTCTTTATCAAAATAGTCATTTAAAAATAATGTTTCTAACAAATTGTTATATAAATATATACCATTACGTGGTTTGACGTCAGCAGTTGTTACTGCTGAACCGCTTGAATCAGTAATAAACATACATTTAGTTGTTGAACCTTTATATAATGGCTTAAGCACAATATTTATATAATTTATATAACTCTTAATTTTTTTTGTATTTGCCGAGCCTGCTTTAGGATATAAATTATTATAAGTTATATCATTAGTTCCCAAATGATTAGAAATATTATTACTACCTACATCTTCTGTTAAGTTCCAAAAGGCTCTTTTTTCTTCTATATTACTGGAAAGATCAATAGTTAAAAATGCTTCAACTATTTCAATATAAACATCTAACAACAAAATAGTATAATATATGTGTTGTACGCGTACAGGATCTACTTTAATTTCAAAGTCGGCTGTAGACGCAAACTTTCCATAATAAAGTAAGTGCATTTTTTTAGTAGTCAATTCATCATCTAACATAGTATTTACTACTTTATCATCAGTAGTAGCAGCAGTATTGTTGTTACTAAATTGTGATTGTGTTATCTTTAAACTTAAACAATTCTTTAATGTACCTTTAAAAATATCATTAGTCATAGTGAAATCTGTAGATAACCCAGTAGAATCAATACCTATCATACTACCTGTATGATAGGCAGTATAAGCTGCATCTATATTATTATTATTTGCTATATTAAAAAGTATATCGAATGAATTGCAAAAAATATTCGACGAATTTTTATATAAATCACTATCATTCAGCTTCTCATTTTCAATATCACATGCGGTATCTTTAATATTCTTCTCCAGATTTCTAATGTGCTCATATAATATATTATAAGTATATTTTAAATCTGTTGTTGTAGTTGTATTTATTGTAGTTGTATCTATTGTAGTTGGCATATATCTTAATTATTTACTACTCTATTATTTTAAAATATATTATATTTTTAAATACAAGACCTATACGAAAAAGATTCTCCGCTATTTTCATTATATCTATTAATTCTAACTATATCTCCATGCTTTAAGCCAATCCATTTAGCAATAGGGTCGCTTTGTAAAATAACGTGCATATGTATTTTTGTTCTTGTCATATATTCTTTCATAAATTCTTTTACTTCTTCTTCTGCAAGTTTAGTATGAATAGGAACATATTCATGTTTAGTAGGATTAAACATTAATTGTCGTAAAGTAAAATATTGCAATTGACCACCATTTTTTTGAAATAATTTATCATATTTATTTAGTAATGCTTTAACAGCTGTAGATATAGACTCATTATTGAAGATTAATATTATATTATTTTTTGAACCATATTTACTTATAAAATCTTGAATATTTGTATTACTATCTTTTATATTTTCTTTCAATTCGTCAATTATTGTTTTTCTTAATTTTTTAGTAAGTGCATAGATTACAGAAGTATTAGAAGTTTGAATATCAATAACATTTTTATCTGTTTCAAAATCTTCTTTATTCATTGATAATAAATGCTCTTTAAATATAGACATATCATCGCCTCTACAGGACAACATTTCTTCAATGTTAGTATTAACTATATCAATATCCATTATCTATTCTATAATAATTATATCTTATTATTATATAATAATAAAAAGTCAATTTTTATTAATTATTTGATTTTTTGCGTTTTCAATTATTTTAGGATTTATATAACTATTCTTACATACTGAAGGAGTGTTATGTAATATATTAGCTGTAATTTCTAATGCTTTTTTTATTGGATTTTTAGAATAAATTGATTTATTAAAATAAATAATAAATAAATTATTAGCATTCCATGTTCTTAAATCTTTAGACGTTATTTTAACTTTAAGTTTATTTTCTAAATATCTATTTACATCATTTGAATTTACACATGTATCTTTATATGAAAATATATATTGATTATTAATATCCTGATTTTTTTCTTGAAGATTTATAAGTTTATTTAATAAATAATTATATATATATTTGTTATTACATATTGATTTATTTTGCACTCCTTTTTTACCAATGAAATCAAATATTATAAGATTTTTTTTATCTTGGCATATAGTTATATGTGAAAATTTTAATGTAGTTAATCCATGAGAATTATTTTCCTTTTCATATTTTTTGTTACCAATTCTAAAACCACAAGATAATATTAATGTTATTATCATAGCTATTATTTTGTTTTTTTCATTTGTAGATTTAATATCTTTAGCGATAGCATTTTTAATTTTTAAAAAATACTTTTCATAATATTCTATTTTATCATATTTTTTACTATTTTGTTTTTTAATATATTCTTTATTATATATAATTTGCTTTCTGTTTTTGCTATCATAACCATATGCTAATATTTTTTTATTATTAACTATTGTTACATGTTGATAAGAAGGGGGTATTTTCATATTTTTAATTTTTTCCAATAATTTTACATCAGTAATTTCATCATTGTTTTTATAATATTTAAATCCTGTAGTATAAGTTCCTGTGCGTTTTATTTTCATTTGTTTTAACTATTATAAATAAATATAATTATGATGATATAAAATGATATAAACATATAATAATATATGTAATCATAAATAGAATATATAATGGCGCAAACAAAAAAAACAACTCTATCTACTTCTGTACCACCTGTACAAACGCAACAACAAGTAACTCAACAGACTACTACTCTTACTGATGTAAAACAAGTTAAAAAAAGTGTTGCTACTAAAGTATCATCGGATAAATCAGATGTACTAAAAGATGCTAAACAACCTAAAAGTGTTGTTGATGTTGTTTCTGATATTGTTGAGAATGAGAATGTTCAAGCAAATATTGAAGAGGCACCAAAAGATAATCTTGTAAGTACTATTATTGAAAAAGTAAACACACTTTTTGTAAGTTTCAAAGAAGTGCAAGCACTTCTAAAAGTATTGAGCAAAGAATATGATAAACAGCAAAAAATTATAGAGAAGGCTCAAAAGAAGCGTCAAAATGCTAAAAATTCACCATCAGGTTTTGCAAAGCCTAACAAGATTTCAGATGAATTATGTGATTTTATAGGAGTTCCTCATGGAACAGAAAAATCTCGCACAGATATTACTCGGTTTATCAACACATATGTAAAAGAGCATAATCTTAATAAACCTGAAAATAAAAGATTTATTCTTCCTGACGATAAACTTAAAAAAATTCTAAATGTTGGCGATAAAGAAGATATTAATTATTTTATTTTGCAAAAATTGATTTCTCATCATTTTCCTCCATCAGCGAGCAAACAAGCTCAAATAGCAGCTTAAAAATTAATATAATAATTTTTTATTTTTCTATAAATATATAAAAAATGATATAAATATATATAGTTATTATATAATAATATTATGTATGATTGCGATAATGCTTCTGATAATGAAGAAACTCTAACATTAACGAATAATAATGGTATAGCACTAAAAACTACAAATAATGTTATTGTAGATTATTTTATGTTATTTATGAGAGATTTAGATATTAAAACAAATTATAATTATTTAGAAAAATGTTGGAAAGAAGATCCTAAAAAAACAATAGCTATTATCTTTAATGGTCGTGATAGGGATAAAGGAAAAAAGGAAAAAAGGGTTTCTAATGATGCTATGTTATGGTTAAGAAAAAATAAATTTAATACATATACTATTAATATTAGCAAGTATATTGAAAAATATGGATGTTGGAAAGATCTAAATTATATAGGTTATAAATTAAAAAGTAAAGACAATAAATTTGAACTTAGTTTATTTGCTAAAAAATTAATGGAGGATAAAATAAATTTAGATAATAATAAAAGTGTTTCTTTGTGTGCAAAATGGGCATCGTGTGAAGGAGATAAATATGATAAAAAAAAACAATATGCTAAGAAAATGGCAACAATAATTTATGGAAAAACTTCTAATAAAATGGAATTATATAGAAAAGAGTATTTAGTTCCTCTTAGAAAACATATTAATATAGTTGAAACAAAATTGTGTTCGCAAATGTGGAATGATATTGATTATGAAAAAGTTCCTTCAATAGCATCAAATAAATTAAAAAAAACATTTCTTAAACACGATGAAGAAAGATATAAAAAATTTCTTGAAGATGTTAGAAATAATAAGAAAAAAATTAATGTTAAAGGAATTCTTCCACATGAGTTAGTTGCTAATTATATTAAAGATACTAATGGCGATATTGTAAACTTTGACAATATTAAAGAATGTGAAACAACAGAACTTCAATGGAGAACAATAGTAGAAGATGTTAAGAAATCTGGAAATTTTAACAATTCTATATCTATTATAGATCTTTCTGGTTCTATGTTTAATGCGGCAAACGGAAGCATACCAGCACAAGTAGCGATTGCCTTAGGTATAATTACATCTGTATGTTGTCAAGGTCAATTTAATAATAAATTAATTACATTTAGCGAAGAACCAGAAATAATTAAATTGTCTGATATAAAAAATGATATTCCTAAGCTTTTAGATAGTATTAAAATTATCTTAAAAACAAATTACGGATTTAGTACGGATTTTATCAAATGTAATCAATTGATTATTAATTTTGCGAATATGTTTAATGTACCTAAAGAAAATATGCCTAAGAAAATGTTTGTATTTACTGATATGCAATTTAATAATGCTTCTAATAATTCCGGCAATTTAGAAACAGTATATAAAACTATAATTAAGAAATATAATGACGCAAATTACAATTCTCCTAAGTTTATATTCTGGAATCTTAATTCAAATAGTAGAGAAGTATTCCCGGTAAATTGTGATACAGCAGGGACAGCAATTATTTCTGGATTTTCAGAACAACTTCTAAAAATATTCATGCTTTACGATGATTTTAAGCCTGAAATAGTAATAAATGAAATTTTGGAACCCTATATTAAAGAGGTTATTATAGGTGATGACTAATATATTATTAGTAAAATACCTGAAAATAGCAATAATTTATATATAATATTTTTTTATAAAATGTTCCTTATTTTTTACATTTTATAAAAAAATGATTCTTATATAAAATTATTTAATAACAACTATCATGAACTTTACCAATAAGGATTATTTTGCAAATATTACTAAGTATTTACAAAGCTATTGTGAACTCAAAAAGTTGAGTGAGATAAATAAGTCATCTAATAACTTTGTTAAAAATGAGACAAAATTCAAAAGTATAGTGAAAGAAAAGCGTTCTATCTATAATTGTGGTATGTTAAAATATTATTTAATAAAAAAAATTAGTTATGAGCTTAATAATAATTATAATAAAACTATAAATATGCTTAAGAAAAGTACAAAAAACTACAAAACACTTACAGATAAGGAATGTTCGTATTTAAATTTTAAAATAAATGCAAAGCTATATACTAAATTAATGAATAAACGTTCTTTACCTTATTTAGAAGATATTATATTAAAATTGCCTATATCGACAAACTATATAACTAACTATATAACTAAAATAAACATAAATAAAGATATTCATACTAATAAGATATCAATTCAAATATCAAAAATATTATATAATATTATATTATCCATTGATAAAAATTATAAATTTAAAAATGAAATTGCTGTATTATGGATAATAAACAAATAGGATATTTTTAGTTAGAATAAGCAAGACCACCCATACCGGATAATATTCTAAGAACGTTGTAATTTACAGCATATATGTGTATAGAACCATCGATACTGGAAGATAATGATAGAACAGCAGTATCTATACGAGACATATTTAAAGTTCCACTTGGTTGATGTTCTTCGGGTTTAATAGCAAAGGAATAAACGTTTATACCTTTGTGGTAATCATCGGGGGTATTTTCATGATGTTGATAAGGTTGTACTAAAGAGAAATAATCTCCTTTTCTTTGCGCGAAACGATCATTGCCGTTAAGCATTATTTTAGCTTGCATAACAGGATTTTCTGAAGCATAATAATCATTAGGAGTTTCTGTAGTACCCGAAATTAATGGTTTTGCTGTTGAAAAGTTATTCCAATAAACATCAGTGTCAGTTTTTTTAATAGCCCATACAAGTTCTTTACAAGGGTGATTGAAATTCATACGTATACTTTTCATACCATCTTCATTAGTAGAAGATGGTATATTGTCAGTTCCGGTAAATTGAAGTTGTTCTATTAAATATTCATGAGATAATTGAGCAAATCTTCTGCGTTCATCAGTATCTAAGAATATATAATCAACCCATAATTTTGGAGCGTCAAGAACTATATTAGGATTGACATAAGTATCATTTTTTGCTTCTGGTGCTTCAAAAGTAGAATTTTTTGCAGACTTATCAATTAAATTAGATTGTGATTCATATTCTACATTAATTTTGACTTCATGATATTGTAATGCAATTAAAGGTAATGCGAGACCTACATTGCGGCAAAACCAGAATTCTAGAGGCACATATAATTCATATGATTCTGTAGCAGCAAGTAAAGTACAATTATTTTCTTTGTTTGCTCCAATCATTTTATAATAACCCTCGCGTTTACCAAAAGGAAGAGATAATTCGTTCCATATATATAACCATTCAGAATAATGTTTGTCTATACGTTGTCCACCTATTTCAAGTTCAATAGTTTTTAATAATTTTTGTCCAAAATTAGGAACTAACGCTACACTTGAGGTTGTACCTGAGGTTGCAGTATTTTTAATTTTTCCATAGAAGTAAATACGATGTATTAAATCTCCGTTGCGAGTTAACTGAAAAGTAGCACGAGAACCAAGTGAATTGCTTCCTGTAGCTGTTTGTTCTATAGCTTCAATAGCGAAGTTAGTATGACGACGATAAACTACTTTGAAAAAGGTAATTTGAGGATTACCGGTTAAATAAACATCCTGGGCACCATAAGCAACTAATTGAAGAAGACCACCACCCATTTACGCTATATTCTTTATACTATTAGAGGAGAAAAAAAAAAGGAATATTATAGCATTTAACAACATTTATTATTTATAAATTTAGTAATGTAATAAATTATTTAATTAGAATAAGCTAAACCACCCATACCAGATAATATACGTAGTACGTTATAATTAACCGCGTATACATTGAGGTTTTTGGCAGAAGTGGTAGCAGCAGTAGCAAAGTTAGTATCTAATTCTAAATTTAGAACAGCAGTATCTATACGCGACATGTTTAGTGTGCCACTTGGTTGATGTTCTTCAGGTTTTAAAGCGAATGAATAAACATTTATTCCTGGGTTAGATGGAATATTTTCGTGATGTTGATAAGGTTGGATTAAGTTAAAGTAAGAACCCGGTCTTGATGAAAAGCGATCATTGCCATTTAATACAAGTTTAGCACTTTCAATAGGATTTGTAGAAGTTATAGCACTGGTTTTTTTATATAGTTCAGTCGAAGTAGGGGAATAGCCGTTAACTCCTGTAGAATAGTTGACCCAATTTTTATTTTTAACATGTTGAGAGTTTTCAAAATCTGAAGTGCAGAACCATACTAATTCTTTGCAAGGATGATTGAAAGATAATTTAGGTTTCATGCTTTTTCCGGTTATAGTTTCAGAACCAGTGAATTGAAGTTGTTCTATTAAATATTCATGTGATAATTGGGCAAATCTTCTGCGTTCATCAGTGTCTAAGAATATATAATCTACCCATAAATTCACAGATGATAATTCATTAATATCAGAATCGGATCCTTGGCATTTAATTTTATCTTCAAATAAAATATTAATTTTAACTTCATGATATTGGAGAGCAATTAAAGGTAGTGCTAAACCGACGTTGCGACAAAACCAGAATTCTAATGGTATATATAAATTGGCTTTGACGAGAGGAACAAGTTTATTATTAGCTCCTACCATAGTTTTGTAAGCTTCTTTTTTAGGATAAGGTAATGAAAGTTCATTCCATACATACATCCAGTGTGAATAGTGTTTATCTATCTTTTGACCACCTATTTCAATTTCAACATAGTTGATTAAACGAAGGCCGAAATAAGGACAAACGGTCCCTTCTGAAGTATAATCAATTATTGATAAATATACGCGATGTATTAAATCTCCATTTCTTGATATTTGGCAAGTTACGCGGTTGCCAAAAGTAGGAGTTCCGTTAAAGGTTTGTTGAATGGCTTCAATAGCGAAGTTAGTATGACGACGATAAACTACTTTGAAAAAGGTAATTTGAGGATTACCGGTTAAATAAACATCCTGGGCACCATAAGCAACTAATTGAAGAAGACCACCACCCATTTACGCTATATTCTTTATACTATTAGAGGAGAAAAAAAAAAGGAAAATATATAACACATATATTAAATTAATTAGAATAAGCTAAACCACCCATTCCAGATAATATACGTAATACGTTATAGTTAACCGCGTATATATTAATACCATCGTATGTATAATCGGTAGATGTTCCCGGGTCTTCAGCTTCAATCATTAGGGTGGCAGTATCAATACGAGACATGTTTAAAGTTCCACTTGGTTGATGTTCTTCAGGTTTTAAGGCAAACGAATATACGTTGATAGGGTTATTAACTGGTACATTGGTATGATGTTGATAAGGTTGTACGTGAGTGAAATATAATCCTTCTCTAACTGCGAAACGATCATTGCCGTTTAATTGTAAAATAGCACTTTTTAAGGGATTTTTGAAACTCGCACTTTCAGGATCAACACCAAGTATATAATTGCTTGTAGAACTCATTGAGATTAGTTCACCACTCGATGCATTGTATAAATTATAATCATACCATCTGTCTTTTTTGAAAGCTCCTTTACTTTTAGCAACCCAAATTAATTCTTTACAAGGATGATTGAAGTTTAATTTAATTCTATTAGTTCCTTTATTAAGAGATTCTGAACCAGTAAATTGTAATTGCTCAATTAAATATTCATGTGATAATTGAGCAAATCTTCTGCGTTCATCGGTATCTAAGAATATGTAGTCAACCCATAAAGAAGCATTAGTTATATTAGGTATATTACCAATAGTAGTGCCTGATAAAATACAATTTGACTTAGATTCAAATTCTATTTTAACTTTAACTTCGTGATATTGTAGTGCTATTAAAGGTAATGATAGACCTACATTACGGCAAAACCAGAATTCTAATGGTATATATAGAGTAGTATCTTTGTTTGACAATATATCTTTATCAGCCCCTACCATAGTTTGATATGCATATTTTTTGCCTATAGGTAAAGATAATTCATTCCATATGTATAACCAATCAGAATAATGTTTATCTATTTGTTGACCACCTATTTCAATAACAACAGATTTAATTAATCGAAGACCTAAGTAGTTGACATATGAGTCGGTAGTATTAGCGGTAGTTTTTTTTGGTACGGAAACTTGTAAATACATGCGGTTAATTAAATCGCCATTGCGTGATATTTGACAAGTTACAGTATTTCCATATCCTACATTTCCGTTAAAAGTTTGTTGTATAGCTTCCATAGCGAAGTTAGTATGACGACGATAAACTACTTTGAAAAAGGTAATTTGAGGATTACCAGTTAAATAAACATCCTGGGCACCATAAGCAACTAATTGAAGAAGACCACCACCCATTTACGCTATATTCTTTATACTATTAGAGGAGAAAAAAATATAGATTATATAACACAACTTAATTTTATATATAAACCTAAATATTTATAATTCAAATATAATGATGTTCAAAGAGAAGTCATCAAAAAAGAAGGTATCGACAGATATAAATGAAACTTTTACATTAGATGCTATGCATAATAATATCATAAAAAATTTTGAAAAAAATGACAAAGAGAAATTATATTACAATAATAAACTTAATATGTGTGAGGAAAAGAAAAATAATATATTAAATATAATTAATAATACAAATGAAAAGGACTTAAATACAAAATTATGGTTTAGTAACATAGAATTGAGCGAAGAAATATTAGATATTAAATCAAAATTAAATCAGCTAAACAAATTAGATGAAATAGAATATTATAAAAATACAAGTGATATATTATTTCAATATTATGATACTGTAAGTAAACAATCAGATATTAATCAACAAGCAATTTTTTTAAAAGACACTAATAATAAATCAAAATTATATAAAAAAGATAAAAAAAAAATAAATGTTAATACAATAAATATTTTAGAGGCATTAAATAACATAAATAATAAAAATGATATAATTGAAGATACATCTTCTACAAGTAAAAATATATGTAGTTACGAAAATAAATATAATAATATAAATTCTAATATTTATATAGAAGATAAGTGTAATGATAATCAAATTATACACGATAAAAGTGTTTTAGTTGATAAATATATGGCTATAATTAATAATAATTATATTAGAAATGTTGAAGAAGAAAATATAGAAATTTGTAAAGTATGTAATAATGCGATGACATGTCTTCAATATGATGCTATAATAGTATGTAATTTGTGCGGATATCAAGAATTATTATTAGTAGAACAAAATAGACCTATATTAAAACAGAATACAAAAGATACATCTCATTTTTGTTATAAAAGAATAAATCATTTTAGAGAGTGGTGTAATCAAGTTCAAGGAAAAGAAAGTACGGATATACCAGACGAAATATTTGAAAAAATTTTAATAGAAATTAAAAAAGAAAAAATTACAGATTTAAAGAAAATAACTTATTTAAAGATGAGAGATATTTTAAAAAGATTGAGAGTAAATAAATATTATGAACATATTAATTATATAATAAATAGAATTAATGGTATTCCTACACCTCAATTTAGTCCAGAATTAGAAGATAAATTATGTAATATGTTCAAAAGTATTCAAGCCCCATTTTTAAAACATTGTCCAAGAGACAGAAAAAACTTTCTTTCTTATAGTTACGTTTTATATAAATTTTTTCAAATATTAGGGCTAAATGAATATTTAAAATATTTTCCTTTATTGAAAAGTAGAGAAAAATTATATGTTCAAGATCAAATATGGGCAAAAATATGTATAGATTTAAATTATAAAATTATTCCATCATTATAATTATTTAATAAAAAGAGTACATAATTTATTTTTTCAAAAACTTTTGAAAGTTTTTATATATTTCTAAATATTTTTCAATTATGTACTCTTTTAATAATTGAAAAAATATATAAGATTAAATATGTAATATATATATAGATATGACAGAACTGGTTTCGACAAAAGAAGTTGATTATTTAGATGAAGATAAACCTATTAGAGGACAGAATTATGTCCTTGTTTCTTTTCTTAGCCCTGAAGATGTTATTATAAATAAAGATGTGTATTTTTTTAGTAAATTCATTGAGAAATTTAGTAATGATATGAAATCTTTTATTGACATAATAAAAGAAAAATATCCTGAACAAAAAGATATGATTAATACTATTGAAGAAAATAATAATTATATTTTTAATTATAAAGAACTAAATGAACAATACAATTTCTATAAATCTGTTAGCAGCGAAGAATTAGAAAAAAAATTTCATGTTGATAATAACTTTACAACTTCTATTAGAGGAATTAAAGTTAGAGGTACATTTGATACTATTGATGAAGCGAAAAATCGTTGCGAGTTTTTGAAAAAAATTGATAGCAAATTTAACATATATATAGCGCAAGTAGGATGTTGGTGTCCGTGGTCACCAAATCCTGAATGTCTTGAAAATCAAGAATATGCTGAAACTCAGCTAAATACGCTAATGAAGGAATATAAGAATAATATGGATAATCGCGATATTATTTTTGAATCAAGAAAGCAATCTATAGCTTCAAATGCTGCTAACGTTCCTTCTGAAGACAAAACAGAAGTTGCAGATAAAGAAAATATTATTAATAATATAGAATTATCGCATATTAAAGAAGAAATAGAAAAAATTGATCCATGGAGTAGTCGCAATACATAAAAATACAAGGACCTTTCTATATTATTTATATGATTTTATAAATATTTATTAGAATGCTATTAATAAATACAAAATCTCCTCCATTAAGACCTAAGAGAGTATTCAGAATTAGTGATGTAAGCCCGCCAAAATCTCCTCCATTAAGGCCTAAGAGAGTATTCAGAATTAGTGATGTAAGCCCGCCAAAATCTCCTCCATTAAGGCCTAAGAGAGTATTCAGAATTAGTGATGTAAGTCCACCAAAATCTCCTCCATTAAGACCTAAGAGAGTATTCAGGATTAGTGATGTAAGCCCGCCAAAATCTCCTCCATTAAGGCCTAAGAGAGTATTCAGAATTAGTGATGTAAGCCCGTCAAAATCTCCTCCATTAAGACCTAAGAGAGTATTCAGAATTAGTGATGTAAGCCCACCAAAATCTCCTCCTTTAAGACCTAAGAGAGTATTCAGAATTAGTGATGTAAGCCCGCCAAAATCTCCTCCATTAAGGCCTAAGAGAGTATTCAGGATTAGTGATGTAAGCCCACCAAAATCTCCTCCATTAAGACCTAAGAGAGTATTCAGAATTAGTGATTAATGAATATGTTCAATATATATATATATATATATATATATTTCCGTTAATATTTTTTATTACAATTATACATCATAATAATTATTTTATCTATCGATAATAGTTATATTATTTAGTTTTTGTTAAGATTATTAACATTTTTATATAACTTATAAAAAAAAAATAATTTTTTATAATTAGTTCTTTAATATGTAAGTACGCATCGTCTTAAATTTAATTATAATTATCACATCATTATATTATGATGAAATAAATAAAGTTTTGTCTAATTTTAAATTTTAAAGGCTGTAAGTCTATAGAGAAGCATAATAATCATCTATAAATATCTTAATAATTTTATATTTTTCACAACTAATATTTTTCCCCATATTTGTTTTTATACTATTCATTATTTTATTTGTGCGATTTTCAATATTTTTTATAATATCAATAATTTTACTATTTTTTTTTATAATACCATATGTAAAATATCTTGATATTCCTATTGAACCTAAAGAATCAATACGATCAGCATCTCTAACACAATCTAACTCTATACTATCTTTACAATAATAATTATTTGATAATTCAATAGATAAACTTACATTACATGAAATATTTATAATATTATCTAATACATCCTTGTCTTTTATTAAATTATCAAAAAATGTTCTAAGTATATTTTGTTGTGTTTCATCCCCTTTTTTATATTTACTATCATTAATATCGTGTGTAAGAGCTCCTAATTGAATTATAAATATTTTATTTTCGTCTAAATTTTCTGATAATCCAATTTTAGTTGCTAAACGCATAACCCTATTTACATGCTCGAAACTATGTGAATCATCATAGTTGTTCATATAATCTTTGACAAATTCTTCTGTTTTTTTAATAATATCTTTTTTATTAAGAATATTCATGATATAATTATATCATTATCTTATTATATAATATTATCATTTTTTACTAATAGAACTTGATTTGCGTAGCGACGTTGATTTATTAAGTGATGTTGATTTACTACGAGAACTTGATTTACTATTAGAACTTGATTTACTATAAATTTTTGGGAATAATGGTCTTGATAAAATATTTGCAATGTTATTTGATTTTTCAAATTCTACGTTTTGTGCAAGGCGCATTTTTGTTATATTTATTACTGCAGGAATAGCTTTTTTTTCTTTAGATATTTTTATAATTCTATTTATACTATTATTAATAGCATAAACTCCATATTCATCAATATATTTTCTCTTAATATATATTTCATTGTTTAATTTATATAGTTCTAATAAAATATTATTACAATTATTTAATAAAAAATCTCTAATAATTATTACTAATTCATATAAATTATAAATTATAGCATCCTTACTATTATATTTTATAGTATTTAATCTATTAATTTCTTTTTTAATTTTAATAATAGCATTTTCTTTTTCAATATGTTTATTTATATTTTTAATTATATCTTTTACGATTGGTTGTATATCTTTTTTATTTTTAAAAAAGATACCGCCGCCAAATTTTAAATTTAATAAAAGTTTTGAAGCTTTTAATTTTTCGTATAAATCTATATAATTGTCTATATTTTCAATAGTAAATTTATTTATTTCTTTCAAACCACTATAATTATATCCTTCTTTATTTTTATTACTTTTATACTCTTTTTTAAAAGTTATTAATTTGTCTTTTAATCCATTACATAAAGATATACCATCTGTAAAATTAAATACAATACGTGTATTATTAGCCATATATCTATTATATACGCATAAAATAATATATATATTACTTAATATAAAAAATAATATATATTAACTTAACCAACCAACATAATATATATAAAATTATTGGCTGTTCAATCTCTTTAAGTTTGTTCAATCTCTTTGACAAATACTAATGTATAATATCCTGAAAGAATATATTGAGAAAGTAGTTCTCTTTCATAACAATTAATTTTTTTTTTGCAAGTAGGATTATTGCGTTCATAAATTTTCTTAGCATTATATATATAATTTTTTCTTAAAATTTTTTTAATTTTTGGCAGTTTCATGTATTTCACCATAACATTAATATGTTCTTTAAATTTATTATGGGCAATATTATTACGATTAGCAAATTCTTGACTATTTTCACCTGTTTTAAATGTATAATTAAATTTACATATATTTTTATGCATCCTGTCATCTATGAAAGAATTTAATCTCCAACTATAATTATCTCTATATGCTTTTATTAATATATTGTAATCATTTTCTACTACATACATATTAATAATATCAAAAATATCCTCTGGAACCTCTTGTAAATAATTTACTTTAAACATAATTTAAATAACTAATATCTAAAACTGAGTTATTTGTCTGTTGTGCAAAGTAAGAGAAAGTTGTCTTTCACAAATGTATCTTGTTTGCAATAAAATATACAAACTTATAATTAATCAATTTTTAAAAAATATTATTTAAAAAAGGACAAATTATAATAAAACGAAAAGATTAAAATACCAAAACATGATTAAAATACCAAAACATTCTTAAAAAATATAGAGATGAATTACAAATTACATCAAAAGAAAATGAGCTATCATCATACAATTCTAAAAGTTGTAATATAATCAATTTTAATGAATTTATTACAAGAAAAATAAGAACAAAATGAAGTATTATATAGAAATAAAAAATTATAATATTGACGACATTATTTGCATAGACGAGACATGTATTAACTCTTTACAATTAAGACACTATTGCTATAATTGAAGTAGGTAAAAGATGTGTGGTTAAAACTAATTCACGAGAAGTTTTCAAAAAATATACAGGTGTTTTTGCTATTTCAATAAAAAGCGTAATCGGTTATGAATTATATAATAAAGGTGGTATAGATGGTGATAGGTTATTAATATTTTTAGAAAGGTTTATTACTAATAAATATAAAAATAAGGTTATAATTTTAGATAATGCAAGTTCTCATAGAAACATAAGAGTTAAGGAATTAATAAATAAGAATAATAAGTTGATTTATTCAGTTCCATATCAACATTATACAAATAGTATAGAAATGTTTTTTAGTCTTCTAAAATCTAAATTACAAAAGAAACAAGGATTATATTACGAAGACTTAAATAATAATATTAAAGAGGTAA